CACATCTGCTACGTGGACTACTCCATGTACGCCTGCGCCTGGAACATATGGCATATTGTTATCTCCTATTGCTTATTTAAGAGAGGGCAATACCTGTTGTGCCTTCGAGATACTGTTTGGCAGCTTCCCCTTTACTTTCTACAACAAAGAAAGTGTTACGCTTGGCAATAGTAACCTCACTGTCTTTGCCCAGGAACACCCAAGGAATCATTCCTAATCCTTGACCGTTCATAGTTAATGCCAATGGGCGATTAACAGTAATGGTGTCGTTATCTTCTTTTTCAAACTTTGCAATGATCTCATCACCATTGATTAATTTGATACTTACTACATCTCCTGCGGAGAAATTTTTACTTACATCAATTAACATTTTATTCCTTATCTTCTTCTTTAGGTATTTCGCATAGTGCTTCTAGAGTTTTATAATGCTGGTATGCTTTCCGGAGTGCCTCGAAGTGTTCTAACTTGGCAGGATCCGGAGTTAGGATAGCTAGACGCTTTTCAATGGTGGTCAGCATATCTCCAAGACTACGGCCCTTCCATTTGATATCCCCTTCGAATATTGCATCTGTACTAACATGCAGGCCCGTGCTCGAAATGTTTCCTACTGTGTTACTAGTTGAGAAAACATAAGGGTTAGTGCTCCATGTTCCGTTTGCGCCTGCGCTTACAAAATAGGACCCTGCAGAGCCTGTGGCACCAATGGAGTAGTTATTCATTGAGTTGCTAATATCAATTGATATAGTGTCATTGATCAGTGACTCATCGGATAAATCATCTACAAAGATGGTTAGATCGTCATCGGTGTTAGCCATTTAACTTAGCCTTTAGTTCAGTAAAGCCGCCGATCAGTTCTCCATCTAAAAAGATCTGAGGAACTGTACGAGCGGTAGGTACAGCTTCTAATAATTCTTCTTTGGTGTAACCGTCACCAATTTTCTTTTCTTCAAAGGCAATGCCTTTCTGTTTCAATAATGCCTTTGCTTGATCGCAGTAAGGGCAATGGTACTTAGACCATACAATCGCGTTCATTTTATTTCCTTTTATAGATCTGGTAATTCTTCGTACTCAACTGCATCGCTCATAACGCCGATGACGTAGTTTGTACTTTCATTTTCTTGTAGAGCAGTCTGCTTCTTGTTGATATTAACATGTTTGTTGAACCAAGGAATAGGACTAAATTTAGGATGCTCCCCTTGGTACTTAATACCAATTTCCTTTAAACGTGTAAATGCAGTATAATCGACAAAGTCGCTAAGGATGGCAGCATTAAGTCCGATAACTGGACCTAACTTAAACAAGTAGGTTGCCCATTCTTTCTCTTCACGGATAACATCCATGTACATTGCATACACTTCTTCAGCACATTCATCGACGATGGCTGCAAATCTAGGATCGTCTTTGACTACATTGTTGATTAGCCAAGCAGTCCATTCTGCGTGTAGTAACTCATCTTGTAAAATCAAACTGATGATGTTGCCATTGCCAATGTAGATCTTGTTCTCGACCATTGCCAACGATGTAGCAAAGGATACCATAAAGCGGAATGCTTCGAGGGCATAGCTGGCGTTCAAGGCTAACCAGATAGCCTTGATGTGTTCATGCTCGCTAATTTCCTCACCGACTTCCTTGCGGCAATTAATTCGATGTAGTGTTTCGTAGTACATACCGACACTACTGGCCATACTTACGATTGGCTCGATGTCATGAATCTTGTTAAATTCTTCTTTAGGTACGCCATAGACATTACGAATAATGTGACTGTAAGATTTTGAGTGAATATTTGTTTCAAAGAAACTCCAATTAGATACTAGTGCTTCTAGTTCCGGGATTGAGATAACAGGACTGAATACCTGATTAGGTGCTCGTCCTTGAATACTGTCCAAGGCTGTTTGACGCAGTAGGTTGCTGGTAAAGATATGTTTTACTGCATCGCTAGATTCTTTATGATCCATTTTGTCTTTGGTAAGACTGATTTCTTCTGGGACCCAAAAGAAGCCACGTGCTAGTTCTTCATACTTGGCAATCTTAGGATACTTAACTTCTTCAAATCGTTGCACAGTGACAGGACCAGCAGGATCTAAAAACATTTTTCGTTTTAGATAGTTTGTTTGCTTACTTAAATTATATTGTTCTTTACTCATTTGTGTGTTTCTTTCTATAGTCTTCTACTGCGGCTTTAATTGCATCTTCGGCTAGAATACTGCAATGTATCTTAACTGGGGGCAATGCTAGTTCTTCAGCAATTTGGCTATTACGAATGTGACTAGCATCATCCACATGCATTCCTTTAACCATCTCAGTGACAAGACTGGAGCTGGCGATTGCTGAACCACATCCATATGTCTTGAAACGAGCATCTCTAATAATACCATTTTCATCTACCTTTATCTGTAGTTTCATTACATCACCGCAGGCAGGGGCACCGACCATTCCAGTACCTACTCCTTCTTCGTCTTTAGCAAAGCTACCTACGTTACGAGGATTCTCATAGTGGTCAATAACTTTATCTGAATAGGCCATTATAGTTTACATGCCTCGCAGTCGGCATCGTCGTACAGAGTTACATTATCAACAGCATTAACATATGATGGAGGAGCAACTACTAATGTATTGGTAGTTGTTACACCTTCCTTAGCGCCGACTTTGTTAATTAAGCTATAGTATATAGTCTTGATACCCCATTTGTAAGCCAGCATTAAGTTTTTGGCAATTAAAGTTCCGGGGACCTTGCGATCCTTTTGTGGATCTAAACTGGTAAAGTGTGCAGGATTGTAGAATGTGTTAGTGCTCAAACTTTGATCAATGTAGGCTGCAAGTACTGCGGCAGTTTTCAAATAATCAACACAGTCCTTTTGATCCCACATCAACTGATAACGATTCTTTAGACGTTTGTATTCTGGTACTACCTGTACAAAAGACCCTGCCTTGGATTCCTTAACACTGATAAGTTCCATCGGCATTTCAATACCGTTGGTACTGTTAAGCACGACCGAACTAGATTCAACTGGAGCAACTGCCATTAAGGTAGCGTTACGAATACCATACTTTTTCATCATCGCACGTAGAGGTTCCCAATCCATGCTTGGTGTAAAGTCTGTTAGTTCATCTACTCCTTTATTTCTACGCTCCCAAGGAAACACTCCCTTACCATAATAAGTATGCTGACTACGTCCGCATGGCCCACGTTCTTGGGCAAGCTCGACACTTGTTTCAGTTAGGTAGTATGCTTGATGTTCCATCCAACGTTTGACTTCGGCAAGAGCATCCTTCTCGCCGTATTTAAAACTACGCTTGGCATGCCAGTAGGCCAAGTTAGTAATGCCAACACCTAACGGTTCAAATTCACTATTGGCCATCTTTGACTGTACGCTTAAGAAATCTTGATATGATAACAAGTTACTCAAGCTACGGACCAACACACGGCAGGCTTTACGCATCTCTTGCGGATTGCGGAACGCACCCCAGTTGATTGACCCAAGAGTGCAAAGAGCAATTCGTCCCTCTGCATCTTCAATTCTCTGGAAAGGACGGGTGGGTAAAAGTATCTCTTGGCATAGGTTTGATTGATATATTGGATCCAAGGTTGTATCAAACGGGCCCTGGTTGATAACGTTGTCGATGTTGACAAAATATATGCGCCCAGTGTCAGTGCGCTCTTTAAGTATTCCAGCTTTGAATATCGCATCCGCTGATACAACTTTCTTTTTCTTTGTCTTATCTTGCTCATACTGTAGATACAATTTTTCAAACAGGCCGCTATCACGATAGTAGGCTTCGTACAAGTCCGGAACTTCTGCAGGGTCAAACAAGCTCATCATTTCGCCATTCTTATAGCGGTTCCAGAACATCTTGCTGACTACTACTGAATAGTCCATTTGACGCACACGAGTTTCTTCAGTACCTTGGTTGTTCTTTAGAACAATAAGATCTTCGAACTGATAATGCCAGACGGGAAAAGTCACCGTACAACTTGCATTACGGATTCCACCTTGGCTGCAACTGCGAAGGTCTGCGAACCACTTTTTCAAGAAAGGGATCATTCCAGTATGCTTGATCTCACCGTTGCGAATTGGTGCACCTAACGGTCTGATTCTGCCTATTTCAAGGCCGATTCCGGCTCGTTTTGAAGCATATTTGGCCATCATTTCGCCTGCTGCGAAGATACTATCCAGTGTGTCATCACTGCTGATCAATACACATGAACTGAATTGTTTTGTTGTGGTTCCTAGGCCGGCGAGAACAGGTGTAGCTAATGTGAAGTGTCCGTCACTAGCTGACTCGTAGTATTCCTTAACCCACTTTAATCTTTTATCTTTAGGTTCGTTATGAAACGCTGTTGCTGCGGCAATTGCATAGCGAACCTGAGGTGTTTCGTAGATTTGACCAGTAGCACGGTTCTGTACCAGATACTTTTCTGCTAACTGTGCAATGGCTGCATAGGTATAGTTTTCATCCTTGGCATGATCGATGAATAGATCAATGATATCCCATTCTTCTTTAGAGTACCAGTCTAGCAGTTCGCTAGTGTACATGCCTAGATCTACATTCTTTTTAACAATATCATACAATGCTGGAGGATCATAATCACCATAGACCTCTTTGCGTAACATGCTAACTTTTTGACGACCTGCTACATACTGATAATTGACATTATTAATTTCTGGATTTTCAGATTCGTCAATTAAATCTACCATGGCCTTGAGCAAGAGCTCGTCTATGGTTTCGGTAGTCATACCGTCGTGGAGTTCAATTTGAGCTTTAATCTCAATCATCGAAGGACTTACTCCATCGATACCCCTGCAGCCGTAAGCTACTTGTCTCTGTATTTTTGCGATATCTAACGGAACGCGATGTCCATTACGCTTGACCACTGTGATCATTAAGTAACCTCTTTTTATTGTTCTAGGTTGATATTTACCTTGGGACGGTAACTTCTATTAAATTTTCAAGTCTAAATGAGTCGGTCAATTCTTGTCCAGAGATTGGTCCATTATCATCATAGTTTATAATCCATTTATCATCAACATATACTAGATTATACTGCCTCGTACGATTAGAATCAACTAGTGTTCGCAATTCAATTTTGCTATCCTTAAATTTTTTTGTCAATTTAAGCGTCCAGCCGATCATTAGTGCTTTGGTAAAATCATCATAGATGTTATCTGCAATAATTTCCCAGGGGCTGGGCCAGCTTTGTTGATAATGAGGATCAATGTTCCTATTGTGTGGGGTGAAGGGAGCCCGGTGCCAAAAATCCCAAACGGTCTGTAAGGGGTCTGCTGACTCGTCTAACTCTCTTCTATGATTTGCCCACTCTGTTAATCTACTATCTACAGGTTGGTTAAACATATTGTCCTTATAACATTAATTTTGTCTGAAGTTCTACTTGTACTGCACTGGCCAATGTTGGATTTACGCCAATAAGTTCGTAGTATCTATATGCAGGTTCTACAGTTATTCCCCAATATAATCCACCATCTGATCCGGATGCATTATATTCGTCAAATAGTTGTACGTCAGAAGGAGTTGAACCTTTTCTAATATACACATGTAAATTTCCTGTTCTAGCTATAGTGCTATCATATGAATTACAATTATACTTTAAATTTAGATATTGTGCATTCCCTGTTATAGGTAAGCGCATGATCGTAGTTGAAGTATTTGCTGCCATCGTAGCAGTTGATACAGAGCTAAGATCAAGTGTTGCAGGTCCTTCAACTAATGGAAAATATGTATAGTTTGTTCCGAAGTTTTGGTCTTGCCATTGCTGTCTATAGAAGTAGTCGTTAATACTGGCATTTCCCTGAGTGGAAAATTTGATAACACTAGTTCCTACATTGGCAGTTTCGTTCAAACCATAATTGCCTACTCTAACGTAGGAGTTATTCATACTAATATGATTAGTAGGTTCTTTATTTGTGTTTGGTCCAACAAAGAATCCTTGATTCTGAATCTCTTCAAATTTATTATTAACTAGCCTTGCGTACTTCGGCCCCGATGTTGCTAATAGATTAGTCGCTGTACTAAATGCTACACCGTAGGCAGAATATTTAAAGCTATTATTCTGAAT